TCTCTTGACGATGGAACGCCAGCGTACTACAATAGCAATATTCTAGGACGCTATATGCGAAAAGATTATGGAAACTTTGGAAAAGACTCTGAGACAATCACATGATTGGGCAGTTGATCGTATACATTTCCTATGTGAAGAAAAAAATATTGAAGATGCCCATGCGATTCAATCTGAGTTTAGTGAATGGTTGAATCCAGATATTCCAGAGCATGACGTATTTTCATTAGAGTACATAGGAGAAGAACATGACACTTGATCTTCATAACTTTTTCAAGTTTTACGACGAAAAAAATTCAAATCACGTAGCAGCAGTACAATGGTTAGAAGATAACCTACCTGCTCAGTTTTTAGATGATGCAGAAACTGATTGGATTGGAATTTACAGAACAAAACCACCAACTCCAGCAGTTCTTGATGTTCCATATTTCAATCAAGTAGACAACTACAGAGATGCACATAGAACTTGTAACAGTTCATCGTGCGCTATGTGCCTTGCATTCCTCAAGCCAGGAAGCATTAAAGGTGATGACGAATATGTCAAAAAAGTATTTGCGATTGGCGACACGACTGACCATGCGGTACAGACAAAAGTTCTCGCAGGTTATGGAGTTAACTCACACTTTAGTTACAATCTTTCTTTTGCTGACATTGATAAGAGTCTTGATGCTGGGAAGCCTGTCGTTATTGGTATTCTTCACAGGGGTCCTCTATCTGCACCTACTGGCGGGCACATGGTTGTAGTGATCGGTAAGACGCCAGATGGTAAAGGGTATTTTGTCAATGATCCATATGGTTCATGCAATGACAACTACACTGGACCAGTTACAAATGGTAAGAAGACCATTTATACCAAAGCAATGCTTAAGCATCGTTGGTGTCCAGGAGGAAATGATGGATGGGGCAGAATCTTCGACTAATTTTAGAAGAAAGATGTTAAAGGTTATTAAAGACCTTGCAGATAGTGGTAAACTCATAGAAGCAAACGAACTTTATCAACGTTATTTCGGAGACAACAATGGCAAAAATCGATCTTCATAATTTCTTTCAGTTTTATGATGAAAGAAATCCTAATCATGTCAAAGCGGTTCAATGGTTGGAGGACAACCTACCAGTCAAGTATCTAGAAGATAATGTAGACTGGGCGGAGATTTTTAGAGGAAAAAAGACTAGTGCTGCACCAGCCCCTGCCGCTGCTGCAGCTCCTGTAACAGGTGGTGATGATGTCCCAATGATGGGCATCAAGTTAATCAAAGAGTTTGAAGGATGCCATCTCAAGGCATATCCTGATCCTTTGACTGGTGGACTTCCAATCACAATTGGTTGGGGTTCCACTCGCAAAAAAGATGGTTCGGCATTTAAACTTGGCGACACACTGACTCAACAGGAAGCAGATGAACTTCTGATTGAACAATGTAAAAAAGAGTTTCTTCCTGCATTAAGAAAAATCCCACATTGGAGTGAAATGTCAGATGGAAAAAGAGGAGCTTTGCTCAGCTTTGCTTATAATCTTGGTGCCGGTTTTTACGGTGGTGCTAACTTTAATACTATTACTAAACGCTTGAAGAATAAAGAGTGGGACTTAGTTCCTGATGCTTTATTCCTCTATCGTAATCCTGGATCTAGTGTAGAAGCAGGTTTGGCACGTAGAAGAAAGGCGGAAGGTGAATCTTGGAAGAAAGGATAGATAAATAGTTTCAACCATTGAGTTGAAATTACAACTCGGACCCACACCAAGGTGAGTTGTGTTTGGTAGTTCTTAGGAATTTCTACCACACTAACTCACCTATTTTTATGTCCACCTACACGCAAAAGGCGCTGGCTGCAGCGTCTGCGCTTCTTCTTGGAGTGCCAACAGCAGCATTGTCTCACACCAACTCTATCGGATATGTTGGTGCTGGGAACGGAACAGTTACTTTCTGGTATGGTAACTGGCATCCAGGAACTACCTTTACAGAAGGTTCTATGACTCTTTTGGGAGTCAATGGAACCAACTATTCAGCAAACACCGTTAACTGGACTCTGCTACAGAATACCTTACCAACAGGTCTGGTAAACGGAACAAACTATTTTACATCTGATGGATCACAGTTAGTTCCTTATGGAAGTAATAGTCAGGTATCTTACACTTGGCAGGGTGTAACTTTTACTGGACTTGGTGCTGGTGATTACCAGTTTACTTATAATCCTATTGCCCAACCAACAGCAAACTGGGCACCGATGGATAATATTATTAAAACTAGTACAGTATCTCTTAGTAGTGCTATTATCAATAACACTTGTAATACCTGTCAAGGAACATCAGCACCAACAGTAACATCAACTGCTCCTGGTTCTGACATTGTTACGACCACAACAACATATGGAACCAGAACCGTAACTGGTCATCCACATAGACACGTATTTGGAACGGATGCAAATGGAAATCAAACTGAAACTCATTATCTTGATGATGCAGTAACAACGATTCCAACCACGACAGTTACAACCACAACAACTCCAGTTACAGTTACAACTTGGAGTGATGGTTCAACCACCACAACAAACGGAACTCCAACAACAACATCAGTTACTACAGATGATAATGGTGGAACAACTGTTGTGACTCAGACCAATAATATTGAATGGGTAAAAACAAGAACTTATAATATTGTCCCAGTATCTACACTAGAAAATACTGCATCTGAAAGTGGGGGAGTTCAAAAGATCACCGCACATACAACTACAACAACCACAACCACACCAGTTTATACTAAGGTATATACTGATGGAGTTACTCCTACAGTAGTTACAACTGGTTCTGCAACCGTTGATGTAGCGCATACTTATAAAGATTACTTTGGTCGTGTAGATCAATTGGAAGTTCTTGATGGTATCAGTGGTGCTATTAACGGACTCCTTGACCACGAACCAATCACAAATCATAAAAAGAGATTTAGAGTATTTGAGAATACTAGATTTTCTCAGTCTTATAATGCTGATGGATATAATGCATCATCAAGAATACTTGGTGGTGGATTTGAATATGACTTAACAAAAGGATGGACTGCTGGAGCACAATATAATAGTATTCATACTGAAATGAATGGCGTAGATAGCCTTTCATATCTTAATAGGCAGCACGTTGGTTTATTCAATAGTTTCCACGGCAAAAATGTTGCATTAGTAACCAATGCTGGTGCATCACAAGATAATTATAATTACATCAGAAATGTAGAAGGTGTCTTTAATAATGCTGGTGAAACTAGTGGACAACAGTGGTGGGTTCACAATAGACTATATTTAAATAACTCTGGATGGTTTAAACCATTCTTAGGTTATACTGTTTCTAATGTGAAGAGAAATGCATATGCTGAAACAGGTTCATCAGAATCTGCTAGAATTGTTGATGCATTCAATCAGACTACACACGTTGGAGAAGCAGGTCTCAAACTAGAAACTAGATTTGGAGGCAAGAAGCACAATGTTTTTGGTATCTCTATTGATGGTTCTTATGGCACTGACAACTCTTATGGCGTTACGGGATCTTTAGATTACAAAGAAGTGTTATTTGTTGAGGGTTCTTATGGTGTAGCAGATGGAGTTACTACAAATTCTATTGCTGGTAAGGTCAAATTTAGATTTTAAAAACCTAAATAAGACAGACTTCATCACACGGACTGATGGATAAACACAAAGAAAATCGTGTTGGTATGTTAATTCGTATTGCTATTTTGAGTTGGTCTGCTGCTCTTCTCACCGCAAGTTATGCTGGGGCTCTATCCAAGATGGACCCCACTTTTATTGCGACGGTCTTCACTGCTTCTGCCGCTACTTTTGGTATTAATACCATGAAAAAAGGTGGTGATGAAGAAGAAAAAAGAGAAGAACCTAAAAGAGAAGAAGTGGTAGTTGAAACTCCACCAGAACCACCTGCTCCAGAAGTAGCAGCACCATCTCTTGAAGAAAGAGTTGAAGCTCTTGAAGAAGGTCAAGTTCAACCACGTACCGCAGGAGCATAATGTCCAAATCACCCAATAAAGGTAAGAAAGGTTCTGCTGGAGGAAAACAATCCAAGCAGAACCAGGGCAATGCTACTGCCAAAAAAGCGAAGAATGGTGGAAAGAAAAAGTGAGGTATTATGCCACGAGAGTGGAACACTCCAAAGAGGGAGTGTTGGAATGCTCCCATCTATCAAATACTTAAAGCAATAGATAATCACACCCGTCTTCACATGGAGACGGGTGATTTTTGGCATGAACAACAAGCCCAGATATTGAGAAAATATGTGAAGGATTTGAAAATCTGGATTCATAAACAAGAAGGATGGTGGGATGAATGAAAAAAGTCCTTACTGCATTTGGTTTATCATTAACTTTAGCATTTCCAGCAACTGCTAATTCATTAGAAAAGAAACAACCAACAGTACCTGCATACAGCCTTGGAGCGATGGGTTGTATGATACTTCGAGAATGTACAGAAGGAGTCGAACAACTTACACCAGACTCTGCATTTTTATCTGGTAAAGAGTTTGATAACTTCAGAACAGAAATTAAATCTATTCTGGTGGCACTCAATAAACTGAATGTTCCAGTTTATATTGGTCCTAGTAGATACTTTACACCAAGAACGATAGGTTTATACAAACCAGAATACAATCGTTTCTTTATTAATGAAGAACTTCTAAAAGATCCTAGAGAGTTTCTGGGAACTCTAAGACACGAAGGATGGCATACCGTTCAGGATTGTATGGGTGGTGGAT